GCAGTAGATGGAATATCCATTGCAGACTTGTAACCCATGCCAGGATCACCACTTAATAGTGTTCCTAGCAAGAACTGCTTTGTAGCCTCTTTCTGTAGTTTGTCTTTTTCGTTCTCAGACAAACCAGTAAGCGCTGCGCTTGAAAGTAATCCAATATCAATCATAAGTATTCCTTAGCCTCTGAACAATCCAAGCAAGCCTTGACCAGAACTTGAGCTTGATTGCATACCAGATCCACCGCCAACATTGATGCCCAATGCTTGATTGATAATCTGCTGTTGCTCCAATGGCAAATTACGAATTGCATCCAATTGTTGTTGGCTAAATCCTTGTTGCATAGCTCCAACATTACCTAACTGATTGGCAACATTGGTATTCATTTGCTGACCTTGACCAGCCAAATTACCAAGTTGTGATGCAGCATTTGTACGACCAACATTACCAGCCAAACCAGCTTGCTGATTAGCCATATTTGCTTGCAAGAAGTTTTGTTGATTAGCAAGTCCAGCAGTATTAAAAGCACCTGCACCAAACTGTGCGGCTTGATTCTGAGCGCCCATATTTGCCAAATTCATGGCTTGTTGGTTGCCAGTATTAAACTGCTGATTCTGGTTAAATGCGGCTTGATTAGCCAAGTTGCCTTGTTGTTGAAGTCCAGCATTAAATTGTGCGCTACTTAAATCAGCATTTTGGTTAGCCAATTGCGCTCTCATAGCCGCATCTTGATTAGCTAATCCAAACTGACCAGCTAGGTTCAAAGATTGACCAGTAATAGAGGTATCTTGAGCTTGATTTAATTGTTGAGCTTGCATCTGACGAGCTAAATCAGCTTCAGACAATCTACTTGCCTCAGTAAAGCCCTGTTGACGCAACTGAGAAGCAGTACGTGCGGCTTGGTCAGCAAAAGCACGATTAGTTTCTGCCTCTGCAACACCTTGACGACTACCGCCAAAAGCCTTAGCCGCAACAGCTTGAGCCTTACCTTGTTGTTGTTGCAGTTGACGTGAACGATCAATATCTGACAAGCTTTGGTTTACAACTTGCTCAGTATATGGATTCATGTACGCTTGCATATCCTGATTCAAAAACGAACCAGCCTGTACATCACGAATGTTTCCACGGGCTTTACCAGCAATTTCATCAACGGCTACATTGGCAACATCCCTGCCAGAAACATTTTGTGCCTGAACATCACGAACATCACCACGTTGATACATTGAACTACCAACACGTTCAATGGGTCCAGTAGATGCGGCTTGACCAGTGGTAGCCGTATAGCCCCTATTTGCCGCCATTGTGCCACCCACTCGTTCAGGGGTATACATAGAGGCTGCCCCCAAAGCGTTACCTGCAAACTGCATTTGTTGCTGTTGCAAGCTATTGGGATCTGCGTTTCTACGGGCCAACTCAAAAGCAGCTTGTTGGTCTGGACTAAAATTAGCAAATTGCCTTGGTCCTAAATTCTGAGCTACATTTTGTGCGCTTGAAACATTTTCCAAAAATGTTGCTTTCAACTGTGGATCAAGTTGACTTTGACTGCTACTGCTTCCGCCTAGTGACATAATTTTCCCCTAATCTAAATTTTGGTACTTAATAAAGTATTTGCTCTTGCGTTATAAAACTTCTTAATAACTTTTTCCCACCCAACACGACCAGCCATAGACATTTCACTACAACCTTCATTTTTGCCATGTTTTTCAACGTATGGAAGTATCTCAAATACTTCTTCTAAATTCCCTGCCGCAAGGAATACGTGAATAACTCTTTTTTGTGGATGAGTGAGAATTTCGGTAACTAAGACAGTATTGTGGCCTGCCCATAACTGCATTTCATCTTTATCGAGGGCCATTGCGACATCCTCAAGACTATGCGTACCATTACCATATTCTAATGCATTCAGTAGTAAATGTTCAAATTTCTTAAAATATTGAACCCACCACTTTAACTCGCCATTTTCTTTAAACTTCTCATAGTCAATCATAATGCCGATGCTGTAATAATACCAATATTACTGACTAAAATCTCAAACCTAGACCCATTGGGACTGCACAAAATCAATCTATTCGGAGGAGTGATCTTTCTAGATCCAATCTCAACATCCTGATTTTTCTTATAGTTTTGAGCATCCGTAGACTCTAAAATCCTACGGAAATTAGCCTCTGCAGTCACATCATATTGCTGAACAGGACTAGGTAATTTCATCGTAAACCACCTGGTCTGCCATCAAGTCTGATAATTCCAACACGCCAATCAGCCTTAACATTGCCTTCAATCTTTACAGCCAACTGTCTTCCAGTAATCCTGACAGATGTAGGATTTACCATTGAATATGGGCCATAGTTGTATTCAGTCGCATTTGGATAGAATTTAGTGCTAAAACTGACCTTAACATCTCCCAAGGTGTCTTCATCAGGAACTAAGCCAGTAATGTTCAAAACCCTATCGCCAGAGGCTAACTCAATTGGTCCAGACTCAGCAAATATTAAAGCTGAATCATACTCAAATCCCACTTCATGCTCATAGACATAACCATCAGAAGATACTGCCAATGGGAATGTAAATACACCAGAATTTAGTCCACACGTACGTGATAACGTACCAACTGACCAATGATTTTCCCTGTAATTGTAAGATACGTAAGAATCATTTTCTGTACTTGATGCGCTTGGATAGAACCACCAAACTTCACCAAAAGTAGAGTTGTGAAAACCACAAACTTTAGATGATTGTTGGACATTTATGTTACTAAACACGTAGTCTCCAACATCACAATTTAATGGCTTTACAAAACCATCGTAAGTCCAGAATCCTGATTTAGACATCCAAATACAAGCGTTATCAGTTGAAACTGGACTTAATTGAGAGATAACACCACAACCAGTACCAACACGCTCAAATGAATGAACGTATGGTGGGCCAATGTATGAGACAGCATGAACATCTACATCAGTAAAAATGATTGTTGTTCCACGAATACGCTTGGCACACAAAATTGAACCAACAGTAGTTAACTCAAAATCACCAGCTTGATTGGTTGCACTGGCAGTCCAAACAGTATTGTCTTCTTGGTCAGACCACGCTACTTTACGAGGGTTTCCGCTTGCACCTAGAGCAAAAATAAATCTTTCCTCAGTAACGATTAAAGCAGCACAGCTAGTTGGAGCATTTGCAATGGCGGCAGCATCATTGGCGGCATTTAATTGCCATTCAAGAAGTCTGCCATCAGCAGTAGAGCAAGCAACCAAATACTCGCCCCAAGTATCAATAGACCATGTTGTTGCAGGTGTGTAAGATCCAGTATCGGGTCTTGCAACGCCATAAGCAAAGCTTCCGTAAACCCCATATCCATAACCAATTTTTGATACTGCATTCGCACTTCCAACAACAAGATCTGATGGAGTAATATCAGTTAAAGATCCAGCCTCATTCATTGAATAAAGCTTTGAATGAGTGCCAATTCCAATCCTACGATTGTTTGTATTGTCTCGCCAAGAAATAAGACCTCTAGCTACTCCAGTAAGTTGAGAAGTAGATCTTTTACGCCATCCACCAACAGGTCTAATGGTATTCTGATACCAGCGAACTAAGTTGGAGTTATTCCACCGACCCTTAGATTGGTATTCTGTGCCGTTCTTGTAAACGCCTGGAGGAATGCTTAATGGGATGTACATATTATTTTTTAATCAATGTTTGCCAAGCAATACCAGCCGCAGCAATCAAACCACCAATAAAAATAATAGGTTTTGCAGCAGATGCAATCCACCCTAAAACTTTAAAAGCACCTTGAACAGCATCAAAAGCTTCAATTAAAACTTTTGTGTTTTTATCTATTTCATCGACTTTGTTTTCGACAACAACAAGTCTATTGTAGATTTGGTTATGTGTAACTTCTTCCATAATTTACTCATTCAGAAGTTTCTTCGGGTGGGACTTCAGGCTTAATGAATGTTGATCCATTGTATAGCCACTTGGTAGAAAGTGCATGACCATCTACATAATCAGGAGCAAAAATCCAACCTTGTTCAGCAGCATAAGCATCATCTGCCAAAACTAGATTAACAACTACTCCATCTTGAACAACAGCAAATCGTTTAGTCATTTAAATCACCATGCCATTACACGAACAAAACCAGCACCACCAGCGCCACCATTACCGCTTGCAGTAGAGCCGCCATCACTTTCAGCATATCCACCGCCACCGCCACCAGCGCCAGCTCCACCTGCACCACCATTACCGCCATTATTAGCGCCAGTGCCACGATAACCACCGCCACCACCACATCTAAATGCGCCAGCAACGCCATTTCGACTTCCAGATGTACCTGCGGCTCCACCGCCACCACTAGCACCAACTTGTGACCCACCTGCTTTTTCAGCAGATCCACCGCCTGCGCCACCAAATGCAGATCCAGAACCTTCTAATAGACGTTGTTGTGAAACAAATCGTGCTGGTCCACCACCGCCACCGCCAAAACCAGAGCATCCTGAAATTACATAAGGAGCTGATGAAGAACCAAGAACATGACCGCCACCAGTATGACTATTAGCAGCATATTGTGTAAATCCACCTGGGTCTGTTGATGGCGCTCCACCTTCATTTCCAGATGCAGCGCTTAAAGTTCCACCACCAGCGCCACCAGTTGACCCATCTCCACCTGCGCCACCATAGGCATATAACAATGTGCCAAATGAACTATTACCACCAGCACCACCAGCAATACCATTTCCAGTTCCCGCAGTACCGCCAGCACCAATCGTTACTGAAACTGTAGCGCCAAGATCACTTGCTTTAAATACTTGACTGGCAAATGACGCACCACCACCGCCTGCTCCACCCAATAAATTAGAAGCAGAGCCTGCAAAATCACCACTTTCACCACCACCACCAGCACCATACATTTCAACTCTTACAAATGTAGCTGCGGCAGGCTTTGTCCAAGTGCCAGAAGAAGTAAATTCCGTCATTACGCCACTTGGAGAATCAATCCAAGCAGGAGCAGCGGCTCCATTGCTTTTCAAGAATTGACCAGAAGTACCAGCCGCAAGTAAAGCAGTAGTACCAGAAGCACTTTGGTAAGGAATTTGACCTGCGCCACCAGAAGCTATGTTTGTAGCTGTAACAGCCACTGTAGCAGTCCCAACAGTAACTGAACTCAAACTAGCCTCACCAGTACCGCCTTGTGCCGCAGTCAATGGTGTAGTTAAACCAGTAATAGACGTAATATCTGAGTTTGCGCCTGATTTAGCCGCACTTAAACTTGTACGAGCATTTGCAGCAGTAGCCGCACCAGTACCGCCTTTGGCAACTTTTAATACTGGACCAGCATCAAACAAGCCATCAATGGTGTCTAAATCAGTATTGATTTTTGTACCCCAACTATCAGTTGAAGCACCTACTTCTGGCTTTGTTAAGCCTAGATTTGTGGTTGTTGTATCAGCCATAATTACCTCTTAATTAACTGTTGTCCAAGTTTCAGATTGGGGTTCTACTAATGTCCAAACCTCTGTTTCATCACTAATATCAGT